GGATATGGGATAACGGCATATTAGTAGCACAAGACATTGAATTAATTGAGACTGAAATAAAAAGCACAAAATCGAGGCATCTACCAGAAGTAGAGATTCGAGCTTTTAAAAATTTCCTCTCTAACATAAACTCTCAAAATAATAGGGGAATATAAAATGTCAGAAGAGATTTTAAATCAAGAAGCAGAGAGCCCCGCAGTAGAAGACGAACTTCAAGAGAGTCAAGTTGAGGAAACCAATATGGTTGAAGATGAGACTATTGAAGAAGGTGCTAAGAAGAAGGAAGAAGAATACGAAGAGGATGTCAAAGAAGACGCTCCTAAAATGAGTATTCCGAAAACTAAAGCTGGTACTATTCAAGCTGCTGTAGATATGCTCAAGGCTGCTAAAAAAGAAGATGCCCAAAGACTTTTCAGTAAAATGTTAAAAGTCGATGAAGCTGAAGAAGAAGATTCTTTAAAATCATCCAAAGACGCAGACAATCAAGTTAAACCAAAATCAGCGAAAGCACCAACCGCCTCAGGCGCAGGTGATAAGCATGGTGAAGTGGTTAAAGCTAAAGTTGAATCTGCTGATTTCGATGAAGATTTAGATGCTTTAATATCAGAAGAGGCAACATTGTCTGATGGCTTTAAAACTAAAGCTGGGACAATCTTCGAAGCAGTGTTAACTTCAAAATTAACACAAGAAGTAGACAGACTAGAGTCTGAATTTGCTTCAAATCTTGAAGAAGAAGTAAAAGAAATCAATGACGACTTAGTAGAAAAAGTAAACGCTTACTTAGACTACGTAGTTGAAAATTGGATGAAAGAAAATGAATTAGCTGTAACTAACGGATTACGTACAGAAATAGCTGAAGAATTTATGACTTCACTTCAACAAGTGTTCAAAGAACATTATATCGAAGTTCCTGAAGGTAAAGTAGACTTAGTTGATGAACTCAACGAACAGGTTACTGAACTTGAAGAAACTTTAAACAAAACCACAGAAGATAACGTTAAATTACATGTCGAAGTTTCTGATTACAGAAAACAAGAAATTGTAAGAGAACAATCTTCAGGGCTTGCACAAACTGAAGCTGAGAAACTTGCATCATTAGTAGAAGATGTAGAATTCGAAGATAGTGATACTTTTGAAACAAAGGTAAAAACTATTAGAGAATCTTACTTTTCAAATGATAAAGTAGAAACAGCTGATGAAGTAGATAGCTTACTTGGTGAAGAAAATGCTGATGAATCAGTAGTTTCCGAGTCAATGGCTAGATATACTCAAGCTATAAATAAACACATTTCTTAAAAGGGGAAAAAAAATGTTTAATGCAGACGCAAACTTAATGGAAAAATGGGGTCCTGTTCTAAACCATGATGGTGTAGACCCAATATCCAATAAATACAAGAAAGCTGTTACAGCTAGATTGTTAGAAAACCAGGAAATAGCCCTTCAAGAAGAAAGAAGCCAAGCACAAGGAAATTTTATTTCTGAAGCTGCAGCAGCTAACAATATTGGAACAGGTTCAGCACCGAATAACATCGGTACTTTCGATCCAGTATTAATTTCTTTAGTCAGAAGAGCTATGCCAAATCTTATCGCTTACGACGTAGCCGGAGTCCAACCTATGAGTGGACCAACAGGTTTAATCTTTGCGATGAAATCTAAGTACACAAGCCAATCAGGTACTGAAGCTTTCTTTAATGAAGCTGACACTGACTTTTCTGGTGCAGGTACTCATCAAGCAGACCCAACAGGTCTAGCTGGTGTAACTGATGCAGACACTGACAAAACTATTGCAGATGAATCTGACACTGTTTCAACATTCGGTTCTGGTATTGCCACAGCCGCAGCTGAAAGATTAGGTGTTGGTGAATCTGGAGACGGTTCATTCGGTGAAATGGCTTTCACAATCGAGAAAGCTACTGTTACTGCTAAGTCAAGAGCTTTAAAAGCTGAATACACAATGGAATTAGCACAAGATCTTAAAGCAGTCCACGGACTAGATGCTGAAGGTGAACTTGCTAACATCCTATCTGCTGAAATCTTAGCTGAAATCAACAGAGAAGTTGTACGTTCAATTCTTAAAACTGCTAAAATCGGTGCTTTACAAACATCTACTGCTGTAAGTGGTATATTTGATGTTAACACTGATTCAGACGGAAGATGGATGGTTGAGAGATTCAAAGGCTTAATCATGCAGATCGAAAGAGAATGTAATGTTATCGCTAAAGAAACAAGACGTGGAAAAGGTAACTTTGTTATCTGTTCTTCAGACGTAGCTTCAGCATTAGCAGCAGCTGGTCTTTTAGACTACACACCTGCTCTTTCAGTCGAACTAAACGTTGACGATACTGGTAATACTTTCGCAGGATTACTAAACGGTAGAGTTAAAGTTTACATCGATCCATATGCAACAGTTGACTTCGTATGTGTTGGTTATAGAGGTTCAAATCCATATGACGCTGGACTATTCTATTGTCCTTACGTTCCTTTAACAATGGTTAAAGCAGTGGGTGAGAATGACTTCCAACCAAGAATGGGATTCAAAACAAGGTACGGCATGATTGCTAACCCTTATGTAGCTATTGATGGTACTATCGGTTCAGATAGAAGCAACCAATACTTCAGAATCTTCAGAGTTGACGACATTATGGTGTAAAC